ACGAACGGGCAGACCAACCGCGCGCTTGAGATGGAGTTCGTCGAGACGAACTACAACCCGGTCTTCTCGATCCCGGGCCAGTCGAACGTCGTGGCGCGTCACGCGCTCGTGTGCGGGATGGGCTGCATCGTGAAGTCGCCGTCGCTCGGGTTCGAGCGCGCTGCAAAGCGCGCGTCCGGTGCCGATCTCGACGACGAGGGGAGCATCGGGCCCGCGGGCGCGACGGACATCCGTCTCGTCGATGGCGTCAAGATGGTCACTCGCCAGCCGCTCGACCCCGAAGCGACCGTCGTCACCCAGACGTGGTCGTGGCAGATGGGCCATGCTGTCGCGACCGACGTCACCTCGACCCCCCTCGTCATCCCGTCGACGGACTACTCGCGCTACAAGCGCGAGGTCCTCATCGAGATGGGGTCTGCGGCCTAGTGGGGCGCCCCCGAAACGTGGTTGAAGGAATCGATCCTTTCGGAGAGCACGCGGTTATGCCGCCGGCTCCCGGCGGGATCGTGCCGCCACTTGACTCATCGACTCCGGTCGGTGGTGAAGTGGCGGCCCTTCAATCGCAGAATACGGTGCTGCGTCAGAAGCTCGAAGACGCGATGGTCGAGACCGATGATCTCAAGATGAAGCTCGCAGCGGCCCTGGCGGCCCCGAGAGTGACGTCGGATGATCAGCCGTTCGACCCGTCCTTCGCGCATCGGATGTCGGCGAATTTTGCGGGGGTTGTGGGTCCGGGAAGTACGTTGCATCTCGTCGAGGGCACGGTCGTCTCGGATCCCTATACGCTTGGGCTGTTGCACACGGTCGGCGCGCGGATGGCGCGCGTCTAGAGTATACTTTCCTTCATGAACGAGGATCGGAATACTGAGTCAGAAATTCGGCGTCTGTTTCTAGAGAACTGGGAACGCCTTTCCGATTTTGCTGCATCCCTTCGGAATCAAGGGCGCTGTACGCATGTGGTTGTGCACGTGCACGGTAACAGAATCGTCTTTTGCGGACAGCGCGTGGTGTTCTACGGTCGATGCGAAGACCACCGGGCTCAAGAACTGAATTGTGTGCAGCAGTTGAGGTGAAGTGGTGTTATCGGAATCGATGATTACCGCGATCTCGCGCCACCTCAACGTCCCGGTCATGGGGATCGCGAACAATTCGTTCAGCTATGGACTGGCGGCGTACGATCCGTCGGTCCCGTATTACTCGCAGCCCGGCGCGCTGAGCGAGCGGCTGCTCAATCTCAGCCCGTCGGAAGAGTCGGTCTTGACGGGCTTGCCGATCGCCGAGATCGTGCTGACGGGCCAGGTCCTTGCCAGTTCGTCGCTCGGCGTGTCGGCGTTGGCAATGACCGGCAGCACCGAGATGCCGATTGATCTCGGGTCATACGCCCCGACGCCGTACGACCTCACAACAATCGAGCCACTCTTTCAGATCACGACGAATCTCGCGCTCGCCATCAACATGACGAGCTCGCCGTACGTCGCGACCGCTGGCCCGCACGAAGCGGGCGGGTTGCGCTCGGCGTCGCAGGCATCCTTGACGATTCAGGCCCTCACGCCCGTCGCGTTCAATATCTCGCTTTCGCCTGCGGCCCTTGGAGCCTACGTCGCGTCGCAAGGCACACTCCCGACCGTCTCGCAGACGTTCCAGGAGCCGAGCGGTAATTCGGTCTCGGTGTACGGGTTGGTCCCGATCTGTGACTACCTCGAGTCGAAGATCGCTTCAGCTTCTGACGTGGCGCAACTCGTGTCCGTGCAGAAGGTCGCGTTCGCGCAGAACGAGGCCGATAAGCGGCTGCAAGTCTACAACCTTTACCGCCTGCGGCTCGCGCAGTTTTTCTTCGGCGCCAATGGGGCGACGTTTCTCTCGGGTGGTCGGCGCGGTAGAGGCGCGATCGCTTAGATCATCTCGCTCGGCCGCATCGCGGCGCGAAAGGAAGCCTCATGCCCAACGAAATCGAACCCGTCTCCAAGGAGATCTCGCTTGCCGCCATGGGCGCGAATCGCGTCTATGATGGCGATATCGACTTCGGCAAGCCCGTCCTCGAAGCGATGATCCAGGCGTGCGATTCGCTGCTCGGTAAGCGCGATTCCGTTGACGCGCTACCACCGACTGGCGCGAAGGGGACCGAGGCGATGTACCAGATGGTGCAGCACGTCGCGATCAGTTCTGCGTGCCGATTCATCTGGGCCGAGATGGGCTACGCGGCCTCGGAGCACCATTCGAAGCCGGTCGTGGACGCGAAGCTCCGGTCGGAGCTGCGCTACACGCGTGCCGCGGCGAAGGGACTCCTCGACCACTATGAGATCGAGGAGTCCAAGAAGCCCAAAGACGCAGAAGACGTAGACTGGAAGGCCATCCGTCAAGCGCGCGCCGACGAGAGCGCAAAGGAATCTGGGTCGGTGAAGAAGCCGGACCCGGCCCCGATGGCTCCGCCTGCGACTGCGACCGACGCGAAGCTCGGCCCCCCGCCCGCCCCGAAGGCGTAACGAGATACTGAGTCCGATCGAGGTAGCGTCGTGGCATATACCTCCTATCTCGATCGGATTCTGAGTTATGGCGGCGGGGTCGAAGCCGGCATTACCGGCCAACGCTACGACGTTCGCCGCCTCACGCAACGCAGCAACGGCTCGATCTTGACGCAGGCGCCCGTTATCCCGAGCTTCCCAGTTGTGCTCGAACGGACGACCAGTAAGAAGATTATCGAGGACGAGCCGTTCTCGCTCGTCATCTTCGAGGGTGATTGCGATTACTCGAAGCTGCAGCTCGGCGACGTGCTGTCGGGGAGCGGGCTCGATCCGTTCGGGAGCGCGAGCTCGTTCGTGTACGCGCAGCACCGCCCGACTCGCGAGGCGCTGTTCGTCCGGACCGAGTCGGTCGCGACGATCACGCGGCCGAACGCCGAGGCGGCAACGGACCCGGCTTCGAACACGACGCCCGTAACGTCCAGCGTCACGTTCGGCGATTACACGCCGCCTGGTGCCGGCCCGAACACCTACGCGGGCCGCGATCCCGCGACCGACCTTACGCTTTCGCTCATCGCGGGCCAGTTCTCGTTCGGCAACGGTCCGGCCGCGCAGGTCCCGATCGGGATCGCGCCTGTCTCGCGCGTCGGGACCTCGGGCGGGGCGCAGTTCGCCGAGAACCTCTCCCAGACGCGCTTCTACGGCTACATTCCGCCGCTGCCGGGCGTGATGCTGCAGCGGCTCGACCGTATCGACGTTCCGGCTCGCGGTGCGTCATGCGTGGTCTCGATGACGTACGCGAATTCGGTCGGGCTCGTCGGGACGGTATGCGTGCTCGAGCAGGACGACCAGCCATGACATACTCCCCCGGCCTAAAGGCCGAGGATTTGCGCCGCCACCGATAAGGAATATGCCTTGGGTATCGAGCAGACGCTATCGGCGGTTAAGTCAAAAGATGAAATGCATCGGCTCATTGATGCGCTGGGCGAGGACGCTGAAGCGGTGTTACTCGTTTCGAAGCACGGCGACGTAAGCGAAAACGTTCACCATTGGTACACGCATTTCGGACCTATCACAATCGAGCGAGCGTTTTTTCTCGCTCACGTATTCTCTGAGTACTTGATACGGCCGCCTTCGGAATCTTGACGGGAGCGCGCGATGCCGAAGTCTCGCATCCGCGACGTCGAGGACACGATCGGCGAAGCGATCAGGGCGACGCTCCTGACCGCCGCGATCCCGAGCGCGATCAAGATCGAAGTCGGCTGGCCGAACCCGATTTATCTCGGAAAGCGGATGGCCGCGAACGAGCCGCTGATCACGATCTACCCGATGGCGGCCACGCCCGGTAGCGCCTATCTGAACCCGCAGATGGTCAGCGCGCCCGCGGTTGAGACGTTAACGGTCTCGGTAGAGCCTTCGAAGCTCGTCGCTGGCGCGATTGAGATCAGGTTCGGCGGAACGCCGACGGCGGGCTCGACGATCCACGTTTTCACGGCCCTGGGTCAGGGCGACGCGTTCTACACGGTTGGCGCGAGCGACTCGCCGACAACCATCGCCGTAGCGGTCGCTACCGCGATTGAGACGCAGCAGCGCCCCGCGATCGCCGCGATCTCACTCGGAACCGTGACAATCGTGAGCGGTGCCTCCTCGGTCGTTGTCAACGTGAGCACGCAGTCGACCGCCACGATGGAAGTCAGCCGGACCTCGCAAGAAGTTCAGGTTTCGATCTGGGCACCGGACCCCGACTCGCGCGACGCGATCCGGAGCGCGATCATCGCCTCGGTCGGGACGCAGATGAATCGATCGCTTTTCCTCTCGGACGGGACCGATCTCTCAATCCGGTTCCGTAGCGCGCCACCGTATGTCGACTCGCTCGAGGACTCCCTCACGACGTACGTCGCGCACTTGTATTTTTCTACCGAGTACGGCGAGCTGGTCTACTCGACGTCGACGACGATCGGTTCGACGAGTCTTGGCGTGTCGCTCAACGGCGCCGCGCCTTCCATGCAATACGCCTCCGGAGGGTCACCTTGAAAGCTGTCGCGCGCAAACCGATGATTTGGGGCTCCGACCCAACGCCCAGGATGTACGTCTTTTACGGTGCGGCGGCCGAGTACATGGTGAACCACGATACGATGGCGCAGCAGGTCGTGCGCGTGGCTGACGATCGTATCGACCACGCGGACGAGCACGTCGGTGACGTGCATCCGGTGTACGCGCGCCTGATGCCACCGAAGGCGGAGCCCGAGGCCGCTCCCGCGCCGGTCGAGGCTGAAAAAGCACCTGATAAGGTTGCGGCGCCGTCGGTACCGCCCACTGCCGTGCACGCCGCTGTGCCCTCCACGCCCTCTCCCGCCGCTCAGAAGGGAACCTAAGCGATGCCGCTCGTCTCTTCGCTGAGCTCCAACAACCTCGCCGCGCCCGGCGCCTTCGTCCAACTCAACGTCGCGACGGGGATCGTTGCGAACGGCGCACCGAGCAACGTCGTCGCGATCATCGGCTACGGAACGAAGGGCCAGTTCAACGTCCCGATCCGGGTGTCGTGCTCGTCCTCGCAGTCGCTCGCGCCGGTCTATCGCGCGATCGGAACCGGGACGACCGGCTCGTACTCGATGGCCCGCATGGCGACCACGATGTTTCCGCTCGCGACCGAGTTTTTGTTTGTCCGGATCGGCGACGGCTCGCAGGTCAGCGCGACCGCGAACATGCTCGATGCCGCGAACGCCACGCTCCTGACGCTCATCGCACAGGACGAAGGTACCAACGGCAACGGAATCACGTCGAACTGGGCACTAACATCGGGAACGCTCGCGCTCAACCCCGTTTTCTCGCTCTCGGTCTTCACGCCTAATGGCTCGACCCAGACGTTCTCAAGTCTCAAGGGGTCTTTGCCGGGCGGTGCCTACGACGCGACCATTCTCAAGCCGAACGCCCTCAACGCGGTCAACGGCCTGACGAAAGGCGTGACGGGGTCGCAAGACGTCATTGCAATGCCGGGACCGGGAACGGCCGCTCCGCTCACGGGAACGGTCTTTACGGCCTCTGGCGGCGCTGACGGCGCGTTGGGCCTCACCCAGCAGTCGCTCGTCGGAGTCGCGTCGAGTGCGGGCGGTTCGGGCGTCAACGCGCTCGTCGGCTTCGCGTTCTCGATCCTCGCGCCAGCCGATGCCGACCCGAGTATCGCCCAGGAGCTCTACCAGTTCGTTGCGATTCGCGGTGGCATCGCGTGCGTCTCGGCTCCGCCGAATCTCACGACCGATCAGATGCTCGCGCTTAAGGCGCTCGACAACGCGACTGCCCAGCGCGTGCTCTTCTGCGCTGACTGGATTAACGAAGCTGACGCGGTCTCAGGCGCGGCAAGCATGCAGGTTTGTCCGGCTGGCGCAGTCGGGGCGGTCTACGCTTCGCTCGATCCGTGGCTCGACGGCGCGAATAAGCCGGTCACCGGCATCCCGGGCGTCCTCTCGACCGAGCGGACCGCCTACAATCCGGTCGATCCCTTCGGCGAAGGCGCGACGCGGTTTCAGAATGGCATCATCTACGCGACGAACTCGATGCCTCGAGGCGGCGGAATCTACGGTCTGCCGCACGGGATGATGAGCGATGGCGTCACGAGTGCGAGCGACGTCCGGATGGGCGACCTCGTCGCCTCGATCGCGCTGCAGGTGCTTGGTAAAGCGGTCGGAGACGGGCAGACGCCGCTCCCGAAGACCGGATTCGACTACGACCTCACGCGCGAGACGACCGAGAACGCGCTTAACCAGGCGTACGAGCCGTTCCTCAACCGCGCCGACCCGCACCTCGCGAACCTCTCGGTAACGTTCATCGGCACGAATGGCGATATCGCGGCGGGCCGGTTCCCGTGGGCGATCGTCGGCCAGACGCTCGCCGGGATCAAGTTTGCGTTCGCGGCCGTTACGGTCGGGACGTCGGTCACGATCGACAATACCAACGCTCTCGGCTTGGCCGCGTAGGAGTAGCGCATCATGGGTGGCTTCGCTCCGAAAGTCTATGCCGGAAATCAGTTCAATACCGGCGTCAACTATAGCGTCACGATCCTTAATGCGGCGACCGGGCAGTCGGTGAACCTCGGTGGTCGCATGCACGCGTGGGAGGCGAGTCCCAAAGAGAACATTATCACAGGTTCGGGGATGGATTATTTCGGGATTCCCGACCACGTGAAGAATCTTGGCGGCTGGACCGGCACGATCGGGGTTGAGCGTTACAACGGCGACTTCGAAGACCTCATGACGGCGATCGACACGAACTTCTTCTCGAACGGCGGAAGCCAGTATTTTACGATCACGCGGAAGGTCCGGAATAATTTTGACAACTCGATTAGCACGCGAACGTATAAGAACTGCATCATCTCGTCGAACGAAGGCTCGTCGAGCAAGGATGCGACCGTGAAGTTTACGATCACGTTCCACGCCTCGGAGCGCGTCTAGGTTGGAAAAGACGATCGAGCTCGGTCCGCGGCGAATCGTCGGTGGCGGGAAGAAGGCTCGGGTCGAGTATCTTGAGCCCAAGATGACAGTCGTGATCGCGCCGATCAAGGCACGCGACTCGCTTACGGTCGACGATCTCGTGAGCGCGACCACGTCACAAGTCAAGGCGAATAAGATTTACGCCGTCTGTTCGATCCGATCGATCAACGGCGAGGCGTTTCACCCAATCGACAATCCGATCGAGTACGACGACGTCTGGGAGCGTTTCGCAGCTCGTCCCGGCGGCGGCCTTATGGAGCTCGGCGAGCTCGTCGATCAATTCCGCCAGATGGTGAACGAGGCGGCGGTCGCGACTGACCCAAAATCTTCGTCCGGCGCCCCGCCGTCCGATGCATAGCGCAAGCGATTGCGATTGGGACTGTCGCGCCGATCTCGTTCGCTGAAGCGCTCGGGATGGGGCCTGCTGATATTGAGGGATGGGCGTTCGCGGTAGCGATCGCGCGCGGGAATTGGATCGAGGATCCGTGGGGACCGGCAAAGCGCGACGAGGAGTGAGTGATGGGCGTTCTTTCGGGGCTCGTTTCGCACATCGGCGCGCTCCGCGCGAAAACGGCCATTCTGCCGGCTGAATGCGCGGTCGTGGCGGCTCCGATCCTTGGCGCTTCGATTCGCGAAGTCATCGGCTCCCATGAGCTACGCGACCTCAAACCGAGTACGCAAGCCGAGCGCGAGCGACTCGGATACGGGGCGAACGATCCGCTTCTCCGCTCGGGCGACTATCTGCGTTCCATACATGAGGCGGCCGAGGGGAGTTGCGCTGCCGCGGGGAGCGACAACCCCGAGGCGGCGTATTTCGAGCACGGTACAGCCAAGATGGCGCCGTTCCACGACATGGCGATCGGACTCGCTCTCGCGATGCCGGCGGTCATGACCGCGACGGAAGCGACGATACGCGAGGTCCTGGAGGGCTAGTCCTTGAGTCTCGAATACGCGACCGGAGTCGCAATAAATTTTGAGTCGAACGGCAATGTTGTCCTCGACAATCTCTTCACGCCCGTTCAGAGGCTCGACGCGGCCGTCACGGAACTTACGACGCGCGTCGCCGCGCTTGATGCGGCGATCAGTGGCCTAAGCCGCACAGTCTCGGCCGCATCAACAGACTTTGGTGCCTACGCCGGGGCGATGAACGCCTCGACGGCTGCAACCGATCGGGCTGCTGCATCCGCGCGTTCTGCAGAGGCCGCATACCGGGGTTTTGGAGCCGCGGCCGCGGCAGCGACTGGCCGTCGCGAAGAGGCCGCCACGATCGCGATGGCGCTGCCGACTCAAGGCTCACGCGCGATTTCGCTCGGCTCGGCAAACCGCGCCCTCGCGCTTGCGAGCGGCGCGGCGATGCCGGTCGGCACACAGACGCTGCTCCCGCCCCCGCCCGGCGCCGCGCGCCCTATCCCCGGCACGGGCGGCCCTTATTATGCGCAGGGCGCGGCGAATGCGTTCTACGCGATGGGCGGCGGCGGCGGTCCTGGAGCCCCTGGCGGCGGCGCTGGTGGGCCTGGCGGGCCTGGCGGCGGCGGCGGCGGCTCGAATTTCAACGGCTTCTTTCAGTCTCCGAAGGGCCTCGGCGGTGCGCCAGCCGAGTTCGTCCACGCGGGCATCCATGCCGCGAAGCTCGGGGGCAAAGTCGCGATCGGGCTAGCGGGCGATTCGATTTACGAAGCGGCGAAGCTTCAGACGCAGTTGCAGCTCATTCGAGCCGGAACGGGCGCGAACGATAAGCAGATGGAGCGGATCAAGCAATCCGCTTACGATCTCTCGTCGAAGACCGCGCAGAGTGTTACGCAGTCGGCGCAGGTCATCTCGGTACTTGCCACGTCAGGCATCAACGACCCGAAGATGCTCACACCCCAGTTCATCAACAAAGTCGGGATGTTCGCCGACCTTCAGTATCTCAAGAGCGGCGGGCGCGTTTCGTTCGACGAGTCGACGAAGCAAGCCATCCAAATTGCTCACCAAAATCAGGCGTACACGCCGGACGCAATCGGGAAGCTCCTCGAAACGGTCTCGAAGCTCTCGTTCATGATGCCGGATAGCCTGAGTAAGTACCTCACGCAGAGCACGCAATATACCCCGCTCTTTCGGCGCCTTGGCGTTCCGCAAGACGAACAGCTCGTCTTTGGCACGTTCATGGATCGCATGGGCATGGGCAAGGGCCGCGGCGGTACTGCTCTAGCGAACTTCTTAGGTGCTTTCACGCAGCCGCTCCAGCTTACCGGACACATGCAGGCCGGTAAGCTGAATGCTCTCAAGGAGCTGCGGATTCTCAATCCCGACGGATCGCGTAACCGCGAGATATTCCGAGAGGATAAAAACGGCAATCTTGTTATCGATCCGCTCAAAGCGATGGTCGGAATCAATCAAAAGCTGGAGGAAGACGTTAAGGGGCTGCGCGGTACCGCGCGCATGAACAAGCAAGTCGACGATATTGCGTTGTTCCAAAAGGCGTTCGGCATTCAGGGCGCACGTTTTTCGAATCTCGCGACGCCAGAGGGGGTCGCGCAGATCATGCAAATTTTCTCGCAGCTAAAGCGGATGCCGAGCATCGAGACATCGCAAAGCGGCTTCATGGCGAACATACAAGGCCGCACGCAGCAGGCGAAGTCGAACTTCCAATCGCTCGCGACCGAAGTCGGCTGGCAGGCGCTCCCCGGCGTCACGAAGGGCGCCAAGGACCTCGCTGACGCGCTGCACGGTGCCCAAACGTGGCTCCATCAGCACGCCGCTGCCGAGAAGGCGTTCGGGCGCGACATCCTCGGCGGGATCGTGACGACCGAGAAGTTCTTGGTCAGCCACAAGTCGACGTGGATGACGCTTGAGAGCGACATCAAGGGCGCTTATCAGGGCGCCAAGGATGCGGGTCCGGCGATTCTCGACGTAGCCGACGGACTAACGAAACTCTTTCGAGCGGCTTCGTTCATCGCGAACATTGCTTGGAACGTGCCGGTGATTGGGGGGAAATCAATTTTCGGCGGCGCGCACGCACTCTATCAGCAAACGAATAGCGGCGATCTGGGCGGGGTCGATCCCAACACCGGGATGCCGCTCGCGATGCCGACGTATCCGACCTCACCTGCGGCGCACGGGCGTGCGCCCGGCCACGCAGGGCCGCCAATGAGCATCATCATGCATCAGCCGCAGTTCCACGGGATTCAGGACGTGGAGGACTTCCAGAATGCTCTCGGTAGCATCCAGCACCGATCAGCGCGAACGGGCAACCAGGTCCCGCACCCGGGTCTCGCGCCGGTTCTGACAACGTCGCGTTAGCGGCGGAAGAACCGCGCGATTGCGCCGACGATATCGAACGACGTCCGGTGGTAGACGCGGTTGTATGCCGCGCGTTTCGGGTTCGTAAACCATCCTCCGCCACGCGGGGCCTTCAGGCCCATGTTGTGCCGAGCGTATCGTTTCCATGAGGTCCGAGCGCCGACGCGCTTCGAGATGGAGAAGCGCCGGAAGGGCATGCGCACGATGTATTGTCCGATCTTGATGTTGGCGTAGGTCGCTTCGAGGCAGCGGTCACAGGTGAGGCGCCCGAACGGCGGGATCGCGTTTTCGCACTCGACACATCGGGTGCTCGCGTATTCCCGGAATCGAACGTCTCGCGGCGGGAACGTTTCCTCGCTCGGCGGCGGGACGATGAACGCTCGCATGACCCACCCGATCCCGAACGCCGCGCCCCCGAGCGCGTAGCTGATTGGGTTGTTCACCACTTCGGCGATCGGGTCGCTCACGAGTAAATCCTACCAAAAATTCGATTGGAGGACGCGAATGGCAGCCGTTCCGCCTTCCACGTCGCTCCTGAGCCCCGGTGCCGACAATCTCTCGAACTCCCAGGTCAACGCGGCTCCGCAATACACGGGTAGCCACCCGATCACCTTCCGGGGCGTCACGTTCGCCTCGATCGAGCACCCGAGTACGCTCGGGATCGGGGCGCGCGAGCACATGATCTCGGTCGGGAAGATCCCCGGCGGAACGATCATCACGGACGCGTGGGGCGCGCACCCGGACGAAGTGGCGATCAATGGCTGGATCTACAACGCCCGCGTGCACACGATCATGCCGCTCCTGCAGAGCTACGTCGACGATGCGCTCGAGGGCCCGCTCACCTGGAGCCGCGAGCTGTGGTACGGCCGGGCGCGCAAAATCGAGCCAGGCTACCGGCACGAGTTCACAGCGTCGTTCGTCCTCACGATCGTGGTCACGCGATCGGGCAACGGCAGCCTGAAGTCCGCCACGGTTCCGACGGCGGACGAGCAGGCGACCTCGCTCGCCTCTGATGCGAACGACGGCGTTCTGGCGACCGTCGCGTCCTCGAATAGCAACGACCTGATCTCCAACACGGCATCCGGCCAGGCGGCGTCGGCCACGATGGGCGCGACCGCGTTCTCGTCGATCGGAGCGGTCGCGCAGGCGCTGCTCCTCACGGGCCCGCTCGCCCAGGCTCCAAGCTCGGGCATTTCGGCGCTCGGCGGCGTCGTGACGGCCGCGATCGGGTCGGTCGACTCGTACGCCTCGCTCTTCAAGCCGTCATCGGGCTCTGCCCTCGCTCTCACGTCGCCACTCAATCAGCTCTCCATCCTGCGCGCGGTCGTGGCGAACGGCCAGTCGGTCAAGACGGTCTCGCAGACGGGTGGTACGCTTTTCGACGTCGCGGCCACGGTTTACGGGTCGGCCGCCCACGTCGGAACCTTGCTCGACGCGAATCCCTCGATCGCGTCGCCCTTTTTGCCTTCCGGCGTCTCGACCACGATCGTCGTTCCGCCGCAGCCGGCGGCGCTGTGACGCAAGCCGACTTCCTGCGTATCAACGACGGCCAGGGGCCTTCGATCACGAAGGTACCGGTCACGAAGGGTCCGGTCACACCGGACGACTTCCTGCGCAAGTTCCCGCTCGTCAAGCATGTGCTCCGGAAGGTGTCGCTCTCGCTCGCGCCACGAATGGTCGTTGAGATCGCGGGCTATCGGACACGCCCGCTTGAGTATTCGATCGCATTCAACGCCCACGGGTCCACGAACACGGCAAGCGTCTCGCTGCAACTTTCGGCGAATCCCGACTTCTCGCGGATGCTCGCGCGCGGCGCTATGGCGGCCGGGGCGAGCTCGCCGAGCTCGTTCAATTCGCTCCAGGGACTTTCGAACGCGCAGTTGCAAAAGCTCGCGGGGAACGGGTCGGGAGCGGTTGACACGTCGGTCCCGATCACGATCTACTGCGGTTACCCGCATGATCTCTCGCCCGGCTCGCTTTCGGTCGCGGGGCTGTCTCGTCGCTTCATCGGACTCGTCGATGTTTATTCGGGCGCATTCGTTCGCAACGTTGTGACGTTTGCGTGCCGATCCGCTGCGTCGTCGCTTGTCGATACCCGCATCACGAACATTTCGATGAATCAGTCGACGACGTCGTTTATCGCCGAGCGGGCCGCGAACGCGGGCCTGACGTCGATGATCAACATCGCGAATCCGGGTGCGACGGTTCAGCAGGTGCTCGGCTACGATCAGGTCGGGGGCTCGAACTTCGCTGCCGCGATTCACGGCATGTCGATCTGGGACCTTATGATCCGCTGCGCAACGTATGACGACGCGGACCTTTACGAGATCAACGGCGTGCTCCATTACGAGTCGCCGAACTTTGTGAAGCGCAAGACGATCGAACTCTCGATGGGGCGCGATTGGGAAGAGCTTTCGGTCGCGCACTCGCTTGCGTTCAATCGATCGCTTCAGGTCGAGGTCCACAACGCCTCGCCGCGCACGCGCACGAGTACAACGGTCCGGACGACCATCGACGCGCTCGGAAACGTGACGACGCTCCCTCCCCGTACCGTCATGGCAACGTCCGCTGCGATTTACGGGACCGCGCAGTCGATCTCGAGTTCGTGGTCGGTTAATCCTAAGACGGGCGCGATTGGTATCTCGACCGGCACGTCCTCGTCGTCCGGCGGCAACTTCACGGGCGTCGCGAAGCAAGGCCCGACTGAGTCGAACTTGCAGAAATACGACTTCTACGTTCGAAACCAAACGCCCGAGCGCGTGAGCCTGCTCGCACAGGCGTACCGACGCCAGCTCTCGATGTTCGAATACACGATCACGGGCAACGTCCGGATGACCCCGACACTGCTCGACTCGCTCGACATTACGTCGCTTATTTCAGTCACGCACGCGCCGTACGCGCGCGCCAACACCTCGTACTACCCGCGCAAGCTCAACGAGTCGGCGAACCCCCAGGACGGCTGGAAGATCGACGTCGAGGGCATCAATCACGCGCTCGCGCAGGGGACAGTGTGAGAAATGCGATCGGGGCGATGCTTGCCGCGATGGAAGACCGCATCCTCGCGACCCTCGCGGCCAAGATGGAGGAGCGGCTGCAGCAGCAGTCGCCGCCTGATCAATGCGGCACGATCATGAAGGGCACGTGGAACCCGGCCGACGGGACGGCCGAGGTGCTTTACGACAACACGGCGGCCGTCTTTACTGACCAGGGCAAAGCGCCGTCGATCGTGCGCATGAAGATCGACGTCCCGCACGTTGGCGATCAGACCGGCCCCGATGGGGACGAACGCGTTCACATTCAAGTCGCGGAAGACGGCTTGACTGCGAAAATGATTCACGGCCCTGACGACTCACCGGGCGCGGTCGTGGGGCAACGGCTCATCTCGCGCAAAAAATGGATTCAGCTGCAGACCGTCGCTGGCGGAATCGTCGATCTCAACGACACGACGAAGGTCTACACGGTAAAGTCACCCGGCGGTCACATGCTCACGATGGACGACGGCGGCAAGGCGGTCACGATGAAGTCGGCCGGCGGCCTTGCGGTGATTCTTAACGACAACACGGGCAAGATCGAGCTCGGCAAGGACGGGCTCTCGCAGCCCGATAGCGTGATGACCCAGACCGATGCTCAGACGCTCGCCAACTCACTCGTTGCGTCGGTTCAAGCCGCATTTGCTACATTCGCGGCGCATGTGCAGAGCGGCCAAGGCACCACGCCGCCGACCGTAAGCGGCGTCACCGCTCAGGGCTCGCAAGTCGTCGATTCCGAAGAATAGCGAGGCTACATGGCGCAGCCCCAAATCGGCAGTGTCGAATGGTCGATCGGGCAAGGCGGTTATGGCGGGGACCTCGAGCAAGATCCCATCACGGGTGACGTTAAACTCGTGGTTGACACGGTTGGAAATCCGGCCGCGACGTTGCAACGCATCACGCGGTTGATCCTCACGACTCTACGCGCGTTCGACTCGAACCTGGTCGCGTACGGGTCGGGCGATGATCCGGTGAACCCTAACTACGGGGCCGGGCTCGGCGCTTCGGTCGGCGAGAACTTGACGCCGCGACTAGAAAACGCGATCGCGGGCACGATCAAGGACGGGCTGGCGCTCGATCACTATATTGCGCCCTCTCCGCTCCCGACCGTGAGGGCCGCTTCGCCATCGCGCGGCGCGATGCTCGTCTCGGTCACGTGTCGCGACGTGCTCGGCAATCACATCGTCCTGGTGGACGTCAGCCTACCCATCGCGTCGTGAGGATCGAATATGTCAGGTTTCGTTCCGCTCACGCAAGCCCAGCTCACTCAAGCCGCGCAGCAGGGCTATGTCGCTGATGCCGTAGCAAACGGCCTGCTCGTTGCCAACACGGGCAAGGGCTCGTCGCTCGGCGCGTTTTTCAACGGCGGCGGCCTGCTCGGGATGATGCTCTCGCGGCAGTTCGCCTACGTGGCGTCGGTCGCACGCGTCTTTAATCCCGATGCCACGCTGAGCTCGACGGGCGCTGACCTCGACAGCTTCTTCGCACCGTTCGGCGTATTGCGCAGTCCTGCGTCTCCGTCGAGCAACGTCGTTCAGATGACGGCGCAGCCCGGGCTTACGCCCGTGTGGCCAGAAGGCGGCGTCTTGACGATCGGGAGCTTGCGGTTCCAGATTCTCGCCGATCCTTCGAACCCAGCGTACGTCGCGGCACAAAGCGGCTACCCCGTCACGCCGGCCTCGCCATCGCTCAACGTGACGGTCCAATGCCTCACGCCCGGTAGCGTGGGTAATCTGCCGATCGGCGCGTCGTGGCAGGTCGTTAACGCGACAGGAATCCCTCAGACCCTTGGGGTCGCTTCGATCGCGAACTTCGAAGAGTTCTCGAACGGGGCCGATTCCGAAGATGACGTCCCATTTGTCCAGCGCGCGACGGCGAAGATCGCGGGCGGGAACGCCGGGCCGGCGATCGCGGTGTGGGCCGCCGCCATGTCGGCGCAGCTCGGCTTGACGGTCCAAATTGGCGATGCGCTGGATTCGACCGGCAATATCACGCCCGGAAGCGGGACCGTCTTCGTCAACACGCTCGGCCAGTCGGCCGGGCCGGCACCAGCGCTCCTCGCCGCCGTGCGTGCTGCGATCATTCCGGCCAAGCCTGCGGGAGCGGTTTTCACGGTCGTTGGCCCGACACTTTCGGTCGTCAACGCGGACGTGACAGTGAAGTCGGACGGCTCAGTCCCGCTTCCGAATCTGCTCGCGAACGTCCAAAACGCGTTCGACGCGCTCGTTAACGGGATCGGGATGATGCCGGTCGCCTACCCGCCGGTCTCCGGCGCGCTCACGACGCTACCTTATTGGTCCGTCATCGAGGCGATCGGAAGCGTGCTCGGAGTTCAGTATCCCTCAAACCTTCGCCTGAACGGCGGCTACGCGGACATCTCGGTCGGCTACGGGACGCAGCTCGTCGCGGGCACGATCAACGTCACGCCCACGTGACGATCACGCTCCTCGACGAGACGGGCCTCAACCCGCTTCCAGCGGGCGTGCGCGTTGCGATCTATCCGCTCGGCGAGAGCCTTGTCGCGGGCGACCTTACGGCTCAGACGGCGGTCGGGTCCGGCGGCACGATCAGCGCTGCCTTGCAGCCGGGGACGGCTTACGTCGCGATCTACGCCGGGAAATACGTGCCCCCGTTTCCGAGCACGTTTATCGTGCCAACGGACGGCTCAAATTTCTCGATCACGTGTCAGAGCTTCCGGTCGACGTTCCAATCGAGCGCGGGCTACGCTGCGAGTTTTGAGCGCGTCCTGCCGAAGAAGTGGTTCGGATCGCCGAATCCAGCCACGCCGTTCCTCGACGCGATTGCGGCGGGCTTTGGCACGATCTTCGGTATCCTCGACGCAGCCGCGCAGGCGATCCGCGCGGGTGAGCGGCTGGAGTCGTGCGTCGGCCCGCAGATCGATGCGTGGATTCGCGACCACTTCAATGACGCGCTCCCGCGATACGAAAACGAGCCCGACCCGTACTATATAAACCGGGCGGTCACGTTGCTCTCGATCGAGCGCACAACGCTTGCTGGCATTCTGGCGGTTGTCAACGCGTGGATTCTGTCGACGAGCTCGGGTCATCAAAGCCCATACGGCCTCTCGATCGGGATCTCGGGCGCGATCGGGATTGAAGGCGGCATCGGGGTGCAACCGCGCCCAATGCCGAGCTCGCCAAATACGCCGGTCCAGGTGACCGGAATTCAGGGCGGGCTTAACATCCGGGGCGGCATTGGCATCCCGCTTGTTCCGAGTGAGGCGCTGACGGTTGACGTCTTTGATCTCATGACGAACGCGGCGGATAGTGCGGTCGTGGGTCTTGTCCCCGGCCAATTCGCGGTTGCGTTTCGGTTCTCGAACATCGCTTCTCCGCTTTCCGTCATCCCCGCCTATTCGCCGTCGCTCGAGCAAATGGTCCGCCTTGCTCGCGGCTGGGCGTACTTGCCCGTCTACTGCACGAACCGACCGTAGGAGCGCCCTTGAATCGCATCCGTATCGCGCTGGGCGCGCTCTTTCTCATGCTCGCTGTTTCGGCGCCGACCCTTGCCGAAAATCGCATCAATAATTATTACGGCATGGTGCTCGACCAGAACTGGCTTAACCAAGCCGAGCGCAACCCGCGCACCGGACTTGGCCAGCTCGTGTACGACATCACGGGATCGACAAACCCGTTCTTCGTCAACCTCGTCGGCCTGCCGAGCGGCGGGCTCTACATGTCGATTGGTCCGCCGACAACGAACTCGATGGGCGCGCTCTATCAGTATCTCCCCGACGACATAACCCCGGTCGGGGGATCGCCGATCGGCGCGACTGGTTCGACCACACTTGCGGCTGATCCGACAACATTCTTTCTGCAGGGACTCGTAAGTTCGCCAAATATCACGGTCGGGCCATTCACCCCGCCCGCGACGTCGGGGCAGTCAATCGCCTATCTCGCCGAGTGCCAAGTTCAGACGATTGACCGCACTCCGCAGATCGAGTCATTCGAGCAGTTTCCGAATTACACGACCACGACCGCGACCGCGAACGAGACGCGCGTTGACGTATCGGTATGTCAGGCGAAGCCGGGCTCGCCCGCGACCTCGCCGATCACGCCGACCGTAGACGCGGGTTGGGTCTCATTCGCGACCGTCACGGTACCAGCCGGAACGACCTCCCTCGCGCCAAGTAATATCGTCCGGACAGCCTCGACGCAGTTCTACGGCTTCGTGCCCGCTAACGCGAGCGGTGGCGTCACGCTTCCGCACGGTGACTACGCGAACGCGAACCTCAGCAACGTCCCGGTCACGACCGGGCTCTCGATCTCGTCGTTAATTCTCGCGGCCAATGGCGCACCGAGCCCGACGTTTCCGACGATCGCAA